CATAATACGAATATGGAACTTTCATACTTTGGAGCTTTTTATTTTTGAAATATTCTACATCAGACTCAAATAAAATTTTATCAGCTGGTTCTAATGATAAAGGATCAATAATTGATCCTTTCAATGCAACAGGCTGTTCACCAAGTTTTTCACCAGCTGGTAGTTCTGTAACATAAGAACCTTTACCTTCCGAAGAATAAGAAAAAACAAAATCTTCTGTGATTAATGTGGGATCGTAATATGTCTTGATCATGCCTGCCGGAGCCCACCAAGGTGCAGGGTCCAAACCCTGACTTAATAAATATTTGTGTAGTTGGCTAGAACGACCCCAAATCGGCTTGGTTTCTACTTTTACCGAATCAAATACTTCATCAACTTTAGATTGTTCTAACGCTGCTTGTGTCGTCATCTTTCCTTTAGACGGAAGATAGACTCGTTGATCTAGAGGACTTGGGTCCATTTTTTCTAGAACTGAACCATTATATGAAAGTGTTTCTTTAGTCATAATTTATCTCGTTATATATTATTTGCGTTAAGAAGATCGAGTAAGTCTTTCTTCTTTTCTTGTGGTTTAGTATTATCTCTAGGGACAAATTGAATTTTATCCTGAGACATATCATCAAAATCCCGAACTCTTAGTGATACATGGTCCCATCGTAACATCACAATCTTTCCAACTCCATTAGAGTTTCGGCTCTTTACAATCTTCAACATATATTCGCCTGCAGCTTTCATTGCTTCAGTTTGAATAATAGCAATCAAGTTATCACATGTATTAATCTTTGATATACCTCCGGCAATATTACTTTGGTCAATATCATCTGTTTTTATTGCGGCCCTATTCATCTGAGAAGCACTGATAATTAAGACATCAAAATCATTACCAATAGAACGCAGTTCTTCGGCGATATATTTGTCCTTAACAAATAAATTCTCAGCAGAAATCTTTTGATTTGAGGTCATCAAATCCATATAATCGACTACAACCGCATCCGGGATAAACCCGTGAGCCATTTCGAATTCTTTTAAATACGCTCTGATATGGTTTGCATTTGTTGTGCTTTCAGGCATCCGTTTAATAAACAGCTTGCCCATACCACTTTGTTTCCGTTCAAGATCAGCAGAAACTTTATTCATTTTTGCAAAGATTTCTTTCTGGCTGATCCCGGTGATCATCGAGTCAAAACGCTTTGCGACTACATCTTCAGCAAGTTCTAATGTAATGTAAACAACATTCAATTTTTGCATCAATAAATTGATAGCAACATTAGTCATGAATATAGATTTACCTACACCGGACCCAGCCATAAACAACAACAATTCTTTTCTAGATGGGCCGCCATTTAGATATTCATCTAAGATTTTATATCCTAGAGATAGAGGAGCATTCCGTAGAAGCATCCTCTGGATTCGTAGTAATGGATCACTAAAATAATCAAGACCTACATCTCGATTAATTGATACTGATATCGCCTCTTTTAAATTATCTAAGACTTTACCATGGTCATTTTTAGCCATCAGGCTTGGAGCAGAAAGAACGGCTCGCTCCATTGCTTTATTTCTACAGTATGTTTCTATTTCAACTAAGGCATATTCTATTTCTGCTTTTGTAAGTTGCTTTGGTTCAAAAGAATTGCCGGTCTCTGCAATGATTTGGTCATTTGACGGAAGAGCCCGGTAATTCTCATAATATTCTTTCATGAAGTGGACTGAATGTCTCACCTCAGGATCGAAATAGTTTTGGTCTAATATTGCATTACATCTGGTAAATAAATCCGAATCCGACAGAAGATAATTCACCAGCAAAGTTTGCTTGGCTAAGTTCATTTATTATTTTTATTTTTGACTTATGTTTACTACTTTATATACTTTGATGTTGCAGAATGATTTTTACAAAACATTTCTAGTGCTAGTTGTCCAGCAAAACCGCCAGTCGCGTTTTCCATTAAATTTTGGATGGTCCAAAGCTTACCAAACCTACATACTGCTTTATTCACGTCCAGATCATTATCACCGGAAATGTATGTGATTTCCCATCCATTTTTTAAGACATCACATCCAAGATTGTATCCATTGTTTTGCTTGTCTTTTTTATCTATTACAAAGATTTTCCGGCGTCTACATTTAGTAAAAGCCTCTATTCGTTGTTTATATAATTTACTCCCAAGCATCCCGACCCCGCTGATCGAAATCGCATCAAAGACGCCTTCCATAATAAACAATGGAGCATCTGTGTATTTTTCTAATTCTTCATATCCGAAAAGAATTGGTTCAATAGGAATATTTGGATTAGTATATCGTTTTTTTGATTTTTCGTTGAATGATCTCGCCTGCCAATATATCACTTTTCCGTCTTTGTAATACGGAATGATCAATCTATCTCTAAACTCAAGATGTGGAGATAAGTACCAAGGATGGCTCGATAGCGCTAGGCTGCGTAATCCTAAATACTCACTAGCAACTATCGTCCAGGGATCGTCCTGGTTGATCTGTGTGACTCTATAGCTATTGAGTGGAAGTGGAACTTCTGCGATTTTCGATTCGGCTTTCTTTTTAGCTAGGACGAGTTGATCTTGAGAAAAGAAATTCTTGCCTAATACTAGATCAATTTCAGGATCACTAATCCCAAAGGCATTCAGGACTTCTCTAAATTCTTTATACAGAAATGTACTATTTTTTGTATAAGAAGGAGAGACACCGCAGTTGAAACAGTTATATGAGATTTTATTTTCTTCGAACTTAAATGAAGCTCGAACTTTATAATCATTGCACCGTTTACATTTGCAGTGTTCCCATCCTTTAGAACGACCTTCAAATCTGACATTCTGTTTGATTAGGTCTTCCATTGTAATGTTTAAGCTCTCTTTATGATTGGCTCGCTAAATATACTTTACTATCATGTTTCAATGATGCATGAATCATTGCTTCATTTCGAGTATTGATTGAACGGACCACAGTATTAACATGATGGATAATATCTTGGGCATATGCATTTGTTGACGGATCAACACCTTCAGCACCACCTTCGCCTTTATTATATGCCACTAAAGCTGCTTCTGGTGACTTCCCAATACCAACCATCATAAGATATTTACTTCCTACTCTGATAGACCAATCATCGTCAGTAATTAACTTAGCAACGATTTCTTCATCTGTTGAGAATACTCCGAGGGACGGATACTTCTTTAGAACATCTTTAACTGCGGCTAGTTTGAGTTGAGGAACGCCGTAATATCGTTCCATGGTTTTTAGACCAAACTCTTGTCCAGCAACTTTATAGTTCTTCATTCCACCAGCTTTACTTTCCTGGTAGATCAGTCCTTCGTAATACTCTGGATATTTCTGTCCATCGGCCTTTGCCACTTGATATGCATAGGTCAATAGTTCACCTTGATGAGGTGTTAAGTTTGGAGGGAGGACGATAGTGTGTTGCATATCTCCACCTTTCACAAACGTTTTTGCAGCGATAACTGCAGTTCCTTTGGCTTGGGCCTGGTCTTGAAATTCAACCATCCCAACTGTTGACAAAATTAACGTGGCTAAGCACGTAAGCAGGGCTATTGTCGTTTTCATTATGTAGTTCTCCTTTTTCACGTTGGTACGTTATAAGGTAACACACGATTACGTCGCGAATTACTCTGTGATATTCTGCCGAGATTGGCAGATAGTTATTTATAGTCCTTGCTAGGACTATTGAAATTACTTTAAAATGGATTTGTTAATCCCCGTTTATGTTCATACCCTGGGTGATCTTTATTATCACACCCGGTTTTCATTGCCCAACGTGAGAACTCGTTGTTCATTGCAACAAGCCCGCACTTACAACAATACTGATATGACCCCGCCCTAAGACTAAAATTATGGGGCTCGACTTTAAATTCACTCATCGGTATGTATCAAAAATTTTCTTACATCAATGGCAACAGCAAGAGCTTCAAGCTCTTGATACTCTTCAATAATTTTGTTAGTATCATTACACACTAAAACTCTGGTACGTGTCCCAGCAACAGTTTCAACAAAATAACAAGTTGCGTTGAGTGATACTCCAGTTATATCTTTTTTAGTCGCATACCAAGTTGTGCTTTTATCCAGCCACCATTTCACTCCGTCTTCATTAACAAAATCTGGAGGAGTATTATTAGACCATGGGTTTAGATTTATGTTCATGACTCATCTCTCTTCATAGCTTGTTGAACTTCGCGATCTGCATCTCGCTCTTTTTCAGTGGCACGTTTATCATATTGTTTCTTACCTTTGGCCAAACCAATCTTGAGTTTAATCTTGCCATTTTCAAAATGCATATTCAAAGGCACCACAGTGTATCCAGCTTTTGCAATCTTACCGGAAATTTTATTGATTTCAGCCTTATTCAATAAAAGTTTTCTGGTCCGAACTGGGTCTGTTTTGACATGAGTTGATGCATAAATCAATGGCGTGATATGAGCACCCAACAAATAGAAGGCACCATCTTTAAGAAAAACATAGGCTTCTTGGAGAGAGATCTGCTTGGCTCGGATAGCCTTGACTTCCCATCCTTCAAGCATTACCCCGGCCACATATTCATCTTCGATGAAATAATCATATCGAGCTTTTCGATTTTCTGTAATAGACATATTAAGCTAAACCCGAGAATAATTTCTCTAAAAGACCTTTCATAAAAAATATCTCTATAACAATTAAAAATTATTTTATCACACATTTAGGATTAAAGTAAATTTTTAACTATCTCGTCGATGAATATGTTATCAACAAACTGATACTCGCCACTTTCAATCTTCTTTTGGCTTGATGATTTGATAGTAATCAATTGATCTACAAATGGAACTAAACCAGAGCCAGTACAATTCCAAGCAATCCCGATAGTTCGTTGGCCAATAGACCTATACAATTCTGCAATTCCAATAGTTACATTTTGGCGAGGTGTATTTTTAGAGTTATATACCGCTACATCAATACCGTTCAAGTAAATTTTTGGTTGGTCGGAAAATATAATATCAGATTTTTGAGTTGCTGGATTAAATTTTAGATCATACTTTGTGGTGTCCTCTCCATCAGATAATAAGAAACATGTTTTCTTATCAGCATCCATTTTATTTAAAACATGATGTCCTAAAATTAAACCTTCTACTATATTTGTCCCGCCTAGATAGTGATCCGAAAAATAGATATTTGCCATATGATCAGCTTCAAAGATCGCGGATCGCCCCGATGGATTTTTATTTTTAACTAGATACCAAAATAATTTCTTCCGTAATGCCAGTTCAACCGAATTCATTTTGGTATTTAGAACATGAATGAATTTTGATCCGGTATATGCGATGTTTTTATTGATTTTATTTTTTGGTGATTTATTGTTGCCAGTTGTATACAACCAAACATCGATTTCAACATCAGCAGCTTCAGCAAAATAAACAAGCTCGATGATTCGAAGCATCATCGGATAAATCGACCCAGTCATAGAACCGCTCCAATCAAGAACAACACTATATGCATGATTAGTTTGATTCGGCTCTATAGCAGTCTTCATGAATACATCATCATAGACTTGATATAATGCCGCACGTTCTGGGTCTAATGTTCCAGATGTTTTATATTGAGTGTTTGCTAGGTTAGAAGCCTGAACTCGCATATTAAATTTTGTAAAAATTCTTTGGGCAATTTTTTTAGCTTCAGCAAAATCACTTTTCTGCTTACTAGAAACAACCTCATTAGTACTATCTTCTATTGCATTGAGCAAATCAGTAAGAGAAGTATCATCTGAATTATATAATTCTAATATTGTAGAAAGATCCAATAATTCTTGGCCAGTAGGAACTTCACAAACTGATTGGCCGCCCATGATATTTTCAATCTTCTTATGGTGATCATTAAGAAGGTTTTCATCAGCACATAAAATCTGTTCTACTAGATCATCTTCTACTAGATCATCTTCT